ACCTTATCACACACACACACACACACACACTACTAACTTACATACACGTACATGACGCCTACACAAACGCGTCACACACTCACTACCGGCAGGTTTTCAGTAACTACTGCCTACCATGCCCGCAGAGCGCGCGTGAATCCAACTCGCCAACTTCGGCACCCTGTTGTACCCTTTTCATTTGGTCGCCCTAAAGATGGGGTTTTAGACGACACAACCCGTATCATCGACGATGTGTACGGGCCGACAATTTATGAACATCTTCCCGTTGTTCCGTCCAAAACTCTCGCCAGTCTTTCGGCTGCGATTGACAAGCGATGTAATTATTTTACGTCAGAAAGGGTGCATAAGAGTATCAAGTTGGCGAACGCCGATTTACTTGATGAGATCTGTCCGCAACCACTCGAACCTATAGAGTGGTCAATTGAACTTTTTGAGAAATGGAACCAGCAATTCGAACCGGCCAAGCAAGCTAAACAAGCCAGGGCCATCAGGTTCGGACAAGTAGCAGAGATGACTAGCAAGCAGTTTTCTGACAAGCAAATCTTTGTGAAAATGGAGGCGCTGTTGAAGCGCCACGACAAGGACTGGGCTCCACGTATCATTTATCAGAGTTCTGACATACATAACGCGGTTTTGGGTCCCATCATGCAAGAGTGCACTAGACGGATGTTTAAGTGCTTTGATCATAGACGAGGCCAGGACACCTTGGAGGTGACTGGCGCCTATAAGAAAACGTCTGAGGAGATAGTCGCCCACTTTCAAAGGGCAGGTGATTCTAGTAGTCGCTTTATTTCCACTGATTTCAGCGCCAATGACTCAAGTCAAGTGCTTGATGTCCACATGCTGGAGGTTGCATGGTTGCGCAGGTTCGGCGCACCTATGTGGCTGACAAGTTTGATGTTGATTGCTAACAGTTACACGGCTAGCAATTACACATACGCGATGAAGGTGCGTATAAAGAACCAGTTGCCTACGGGCAGCCAGTCTACCACCTTCCGTAACAGCATGTGGAATGCCACCATCTTGAAGGCTTTTTCGATTCACGTTGGCCGAGTGGGGGCCGCTGCCATTCTTGGCGATGACTGTGTGCTGCGTCTCGACCGCGCCACGCGACCGATCCGGTTTTATGTGCGTCAATATGAGTTCATAGCTAAACTCGCACATATGAAGGTGAAGTGCACAGTCTCTAAGACTTTGCAGGGGGTTTCTTTTCTCTCCCGTTGGTTCACACAACTTGCAAACGGTACCTATGTTATGGTGCCGTTCCTTGGCAAGGCAATTGCGAGATTTAACGTCTGCCCAAATCCTAAGCAGGATCCTACTGCTTACATTTGTGGTAAGGCGTTGAGTTACTCTTATGAGTTCCGCCATTTCCCTGCCATCAAGAAATTGTTCTTGGCAAAGTTTGCACAGTTGTATGAGGACGGCATGCTTGACTTAGCTGGGGTCTCTTGGAATCTGCGCGGGTTGTTTATCCGTTTGGGTCTCGAGGGCATTTTACAGGAAATCAAGAAACCGAGTTCTGTCGGTTTTCTTTATGATTTCACACCCCTGGTCCATAGCAAGTTTGGTATTACTGCTTCCGAGTATTACCATGCCGTTTTCAGAATCCTCTTTGGTGATGAGGATCTGAGCATGGATGGTCTGGGTTTCCTGGATCTCGAATGGCTGTGATTTTGTGTGATTCTAATGTCCCGTGTCATACGGATGATGCAGTGGGAGCTATGACC